GAAATTGGTACCTTTACAATAGGTAATTTAAAAATTACAATCGTTTCTATGGAAACATATGAAAAAAATCTAGTTGTTTGTAAACGATAATTCTCATTGATTTGTTTGTTTGTTATATTTATACGAAAATAACAATTTAACGGGAGATATAATGGGAGGATTCAAACAAATCTTTAAAGATTCTAATGATTACAATGAAAAAACCATTATTGGATTTATGTCATTTGCAGTTATGACACTTGCAATGGTTGTAGATTTAATAACAGGGTATTTTGGCAATGAATTAAAATTAAATGAATACATTTACAATTCATTTGTTATTGTAACATTGGGAAGTTTAGGAATTGCAGGTTTAGAAAAGTTTGCAGGAAAAAAATCACATACTGAAAACAACGAAGAAATATAAAGGTTAAACAATGTCTTATACAAGAGAACAAATTGAAGCTACCGTAAAAGCTAAGGGATATGCTTGGTTTGAAGGTGCAAAAAATTATGATGTAAATATCGTAGGAGTTAGAAACTCTGCAACGGGTGATACAGTTACTAACGTGTTTGATGACGTCATGACAGTATCATACAAAATTGATGGCGAATGGAAATTTCATTCATGGCCATGTACAACCGATCCAGGTAAGAAAGGTGTTCAGCAATATCACAATGCAAAAGGCGTTGCTCGATTAGTTGAAGGTCAATATCGTGGTTCGCATGGAATTGGTTTGCATCAAGGTAAATATGAAGCATTAAAACAATTTAAATCAGTAAAAGTATTTCGTGATGCAGATCGCAACATGACATACGCTGAAAACAAAGTCGATGAAGGCATTTTTGGAATTAACATTCATAAAGCGGGTGTAGATTCAACTTATGTTGAAAATTGGTCTGAAGGTTGTCAAGTATTTAAAAGAGTTAAAGATTTTGAAGAATTTATGACAATTTGTCGTAAAGCCAAAGACATCCATGGAAATTCTTTTACTTATACATTGATTGAATCTGCGGACATTAAATAATGAAAACAACTACGTTATCAGCAATAATATATTCAGCAAGTACATTGATGGCATTCATTTGTACATATTTCTTCAACTTGGCAATGTCAAATTCAGATCAGTATTTGGCATTGGTTGCAGTAGTAATGACAGATGGGTTTTTTGGAGTAATTGCTGGTACTAAAAATGAAGGCTTCAAAACATTTAAAGCTCTTAAAGTTTTGAGAACATTAGTAGTATGGATTATGTTTTTAACGGTATTGTTAGTTATCGAAAAAGGTTTTCCGGGTACGGGGTGGTTGAGTGAAACTATTTTATTACCATTCATAATATTTCAACTTGTTAGTGCATTAAAGAATGCATCGATGTTGGGATTGATTGAAGGAAAAGTTTTATTAGAAATTTTAGATAAAATTGACCTACATAAAGGTTTACGAAATAAAGGTTAAATATGAGTTTAGATACATCGAAAATTAAACAAGTTCCATTACCAGAGTCACAATATATTAAAGAAGCAACGGAGAAGAAACAAATCGTATTGCATCACACAGCGGGTAACTCTTCAGGCCCGGGCACAATTAAAATGTGGGCCAATGATGATAGAGGACGAATTGCAACTTGCGTTACTATATCTGGTAAAGGCGTATCAAAAGATACATACGACGGAGAAATTTGTCAAGCATTTTCATCTAAGCATTGGGGATATCATTTAGGACTTAAACAAGATGTGTTTAAAGCTAAAGGTGTTCCTTACAAAGCATTAGATAAGATATCAATTGGGATTGAAATTTGTAACTGGGGTGGATTAGACAAAGTTGGAGATAAATTTTATAATTATGTGGATCGAGAAATTCCTGCTGATCAAGTGACGGAATTAGAAACGCCATATAAAGGACATAAATATTATCATGCGTATACGGATGCACAAATTGAATCTGTTAAACAATTATTGTTACATTGGCGAGACACTTACGGCATTGACTTAACATACCGAGAGGAAGATATGTGGTCAGTATCAACACGAGCTTTGAAAGGAGAAGTAGGTGTGTATACGCACAATTCATACCGAAAGGATAAATCGGATATATATCCTTGTCCTCGTATGATTGCAATGCTGAAAACATTGTAATGCGCGACGCATTATCGGGCATATCATTAAAATCAAAGATAGCACTAGGAATTGCTGGTGCTATCATGTTTATTTTCTTTGCTGTGCAAACATGTGTTGTATTTGGTTTATGCTCACCTAATTATGAATTAGCAAGATTTGGATATGGTTGTGTAATTGGATTCATGCCCCCATTCTTTGTATTCGTTTCCGAATTCTTATTACAGAAACGTCGGATGATTGAAGAGATTGATAATCAAGTTGGAGAAGTACGCAAACAAAATACATACTTAGAGCATGCAGCAAAGATACTTAGACACGATATGCATTCAGGTATCAACACATACATCCCTCGGGGCGTATCATCTTTAGAACGCAGAGTACCTGATTCCGTAATCACAGAGTTAAAAATCGAAGCTCCTTTAAAAATGATTAAGGAAGGCTTAGCACATTCCCAAAAAGTTTATAAAGGTGTTTATGAATTTACTAATCTAGTAAAGAAAGATGCGGTACTAAATCGCGAAGATCATAATTTAAAAACTATACTAGAAAATTATTTAGCATCTACGTCATATAAAAGTCAGGTTATTATTGATGACTTACCCGTTGTATCAGTTAACGAATCATTGTTTTGTACAGCATTAGACAATTTAATTCGCAATGGATTAAAATACAATGATAGTGACTTTAAAATGGTCAAAATATACATGGAACATGATGTATTGATTTTGCAAGACAATGGTCGAGGGATATCACAAAAAGAATTTGAAAAACTATCACAGCCGTATACTAGAAAAGAAGGACAAAAAGAAACGGGCAGCGGGTTGGGGTTAAATATTTGCATTGCAATATTGCAAGAACATGGATTTGGTATTTCATGTGAGAAAAATGATATTGGAACTAAAATGAAAATAAGGTTGGTATGAAATATATATTAACAACGTTGATTATTACATTATCTTTTTTATCATTATCACAAAACTATCCTGTACAAACTATATTAAAAGGCGATTCGGTAGTTATATATACTGTTGAACAAAATCAAGATATAGAACTTCTTCTTGCAAATCAACGCAGTAGAGTTGCTTTCTATAAAAACAATATTGCTAAACAACAAGTAGTAATTGACAGTCTCAATCAAGAATTAATAAAACAACAAATCAAACAACAAGCAGTAATTGATAGTCTACAAGCTGTTGCTAACAATTTACAATTCACTCTTAAAAATAAATTTAGTAACTTTGATAGTTTGCAACAAAGATATGATAGTGTTAGTACATGGTTGTATAATACGGCATCTAGCAATGCAATCATATATTATTCATATACTAAATCCACAGTTATGGCAATAGACTTAGCTTCTTATATAATTGTTGGACATAGAAGAACTGGTAATTTTTCCGTAGCCAGACGCGGACCAGTTTCTGATGATCTATATTGGAAAAATTATAATCGAGAGATAAAAGATGAACCTAATGAAGATTGGTTAACATATTATAAAGATAGATGGAGACCAACTCAATTTCAATTCCCTTATCAAATACTACCAACGCCATGAAACATTTATTATTAACGATACTATTGTTATGCGTAACTATTAACGTTACGTCGCAAACTAGAATAATCGATCCAGAACAATCTATTGTTTGGGTTAAAGGAATACCTACATGTCCCGAAGACCCGCAGATAACAGCTTTAATTAACAAAATTGGAATTGATGGTTTACAAAAATCAAAACGCAACATTACTAAGAATGAAGCTGACATATGTAGACAACTAGGCAAAGCATTTAGACAACGAGACATGTATGAAGGAGCTGATTGGTATTTTGAACGAGTAAAGGCACATGTTGAAATTGTAAAATTAGAACCTGAAGTTGTATTTGAAGAAGAAGTGCCTGCTGATATAGCGGCAAGTTTGCAGAGCGATAAAGAATTTTTACAAAGTATACCAAAGTCTTTCGAAAATGTAAGTCCAACGGACATGAAAAAATTGGCACAAGAGATTGAAGGCCAAATAGAAAAACTAATTAAAGAAAAAGAAGCACTTATAAAGAGTCATGCTAGTCCCGAAGTAATTAAAGCAAAGGATGAATCTATTAAAAGTTTAGGCAAAGAAAAGAAAATCATTGATTTGACTGTTAAAGAAGAAGAAATGAAAGTTGAAGCAGTTAAATTAAAAGATAATGCTAAAAAATTAAATAATTACTTGATTGGCGCAGGTATTACTATTTTACTTATGTTTTTAGGTATTATGGTTTTATTCCAAAGAAAAACAATTAAAGGTCAAGACAAAGAAATACTTAGACAGTTGGCAGATATAAATACTAAAAACACCTACTTAGAATATGCTGCGCGAATTATTAGGCATGATATGCACTCTGGTATCAATACGTATATACCACGCGGGATATCATCATTAGAAAAAAGATTAACGGCGGATACTATCAAAGATCTTAAGATTGAAGGTTCGCTTAAAATGGTACGCGAAGGATTGAATCATACACAACGTGTTTATAAGAGTGTATATGAATTTACCAATCTAGTTAAACGTACTGTAGATTTTGATACAGATGAACAAGATGTTACGCAATTATTAAACGGGTATTTCGAAAAGACTTCTTATGCCAAACAAGTTTCAATTTCAGAGTTAGGAGTATTACCAGTTAATTCAATTTTATTTTGCAATGCAATTGAAAATTTAGTTAAGAATGGATTGAAATATAATAACAGTGAAAACAAATCAGTATCGATATTTATAGAAGAGAATCATATCATAGTACAAGACAATGGAATTGGTATGACGAATAAAGAATTTAAAAAACATTTAAAATCAGTTTCGAAAGAAAATAATGATGAAATTGGCCTTGGATTAAACATATCTTTTGCTATATTAAAAGAGCATGGATTTGATATGGAATGTGAGGAAAATGAAATTGGAACTAAAATAAAAATAAAAGTAAAATAAAGAAAAGAGATGATTGATTCAATTTTGTTAGTAGATGATGAGGATTTATTCCATTTAGTGTTTGAAGATGCATGTTCGTTGCTTGATATAAGTTTATCATTGCAATCATTGAGTAGTGCAGATGAAGCTGAAAAGAAATTTAAACGATGGTTTAATGATGGCGGTTCGGATGAAAAACCAGAATGCGTATTTGTTGATTTAAATATAATTGGTAGTTCATTCGATGGTATTGAATTGATACGAAAAATTAATTTCGAATATGGCAATCAAGTTGTCATCGGAATTATTTCATCATCAAATGAATCAGAAGAGCAAGCACGTGCTATACAAGTAGGAGCACAGTTTTGGATTATCAAATCAGATGACATAGAACCTAGACTAGAAGAATTTAGAAAAGACTATG